GGTGTTCTCCCCCCCCCCCGCCCGGACAAGCCCGCCGACAACCTCGAACGCCGCACCAAATACCACGGACACGATTGTGGCCACTGTGGTAAGTGCCACGCCCAAGTTCTGAAGTACCGTGTCAACAAGTGGCTGAGCCGCTGCAGCGAACTGAGAAATGGCGTCTCGCGCTGTCTCAATGTATGGCGATAGAGTCTCAAACGCTCCGCCGACAGCTTCACCGAATCCGCTGAACGCTTCAACGATAAGGCCCGCGCCCGTGCTTAGTCCGTCAAGTGCAGGCTGCAGGATACTCATGACGTAGTTGGCCACTGGCTGCATGGACTGAAGCCACGCGTCAAATCCTCCGCCAGTTGATAGGTTGGTGATTGCGTCCGCGAGTTGCTTGATTAGATCCGCTGCGCCATTGACGACAACTGCAAACGCTCCGCCGAGCACCTCAACGATTGAGTTCAGCACTGGAACGATGGCGTCTATTGCCGCGCCGAAGATTGGCCCTAGCGCGTTACCAAGCTCACCAAGTGCGCCCATAAGATTGCCGAGCGCTTCTTGTAGTGGCGGAGACACCGCGGCCAGTCCAGCAAACGCAGCGATGGCGATTCCAACAGGACCACCCAACGCACTCAGCAAGCCAGACAAAGGGCCAAGCATAGCGCCAAGCACTGGGATATTGGCAATAACCGGAGCAAGACCGCTGAGAGCCATAGCACTAAACGCCGCGGCGATAGGTGCCACGAACGTCGGAATGTTTCCGAGCTGCTTGCCCATGGCGTCAATAGCCGGTGCCGCTTGCTTGAACGCATCAACCAATACTTGAATGGCCTGCGTGAAGATTGGAGCAGTCAGACGCGACAGAGCAGCGCGAACGTTAGCGAATGAGCCAGCCAGTGTGTTACCGGATGACAAAGCCGCTTCGCCTAGACCGATGCGCATGGCTTCCGAGAATGTATGGAAGTCAATCTGACCCTTGGAGACCATGTCAGAGACTTCCTTGGACGTCTTGCCAAGGTACTCGCCTAGAAGCTGAAGCACCGGCACGCCAGAACTTGAAAGCTGCAGCATGTCGTCGCCCATCAACTTGCCACGCGATGCGACAGAGCTGAAGATGACGCCGATATCGTTGAACGCTCGACCAGATGCCGCCGCAACATTCGCGACAGACTTCAGCGTGTTGGTCATATCCTCGCCGGACTTAATGCCAGCTGCAGAAAGCGTTGCTGCGGCCGTTGCTGCGTCACCTAGGCCAAACGCCGTGCCACGGACTGATTGCGTGGCCGAGTCCATAATGGATTCGATGTCCTGGGCGTCATGGCCAAAGCCAGCGAGCTTCTTTCGCGCGTTATCAATGTTCAGCGCACGGTCGATGCCGCCTTGGATGGCCATGCCAGCAACCGCGGCAATTCCCGCCTGGCCTACGCCAATCAGTGAGCTCGTGATTTGCTGGGTGTTGGTACGCACCGCGTTCCATGCGTTGGTCAGTCCGTTTCTCGCGCTTGTCGCGATGCCGTTGAAGATATTCTGAGCCCGCGACCTAAGCTCGGCAAACGATGACTGCACGCTGCCAGACGCGTCGCCCATGCTGTGATCCATAGAGCGCGATACTTCCTGCGCTTTGTTCTGAATCTGACTGAGCGAAGACTGTGCCTTGTTTACGCCATCAATAAAACCGTCGGCATTAACGGTGAATTTCGCGGAGAGAGTATAGTCACTTGCCATATATACCTCCTCTCATGTTTATTTCTGTTGATTCGATAGAGCCTTCTCAAGCGCGACCATTTTGTCCCGCGCTTCTTTCGCGCTCATGGTCTTTCTGTCAGGCTTGTTTGCTTCAACCCACAGAAGTTCAGGCTCTTCGCTCTTCTTCTTGTAACCATTAGCGAGGGCGTTTGCTATTGCTTCGTTGAGAAGCATCTGGTCATACGCGACGCGGTCATGCTCAGCCACTTGAAGAAGGGCAATCTGAGCCGCTGTGAGCCTGTCAAACTCGTCTGGTGTCCATCCAAAGCGAACAGCCGCCCACGCCCACATTGCGTCACGCTCATAGCCTGTCAGTGGCTTCTGCGGCGCTTCTTGTGGTTGGTTGGCTTGTTGTTGTTTGTGTGTGGATGGTCTGACCCAGCGCGGGCTCACCAGATCTACTGGAATAAAAAACCGCAGTCCTTCATGAGTGAGTCGCTTACGGCTTCAATCATCTGAGCGTAGCCGTGCTCCTGCAGGTACTTTCCAGCAAGCTCGATGGCCTGTGTTGGATTGACCCATGCACTCTGGCCACTCTCACGGATGCCATACGCGAAGAGAGTCTTAGTCTCACGCAGGGTTGGCTGAGCGGTGAATACGGAAATAATGCTCTTGTTACCAATCGCACTCTCGGCCATCTCCACACGCTTCTCCGCGTAGAGAAGCTCGTATGTAGTACCGTCAACCTCGAAGGTGAAATCTGCCATTTCTTACTCCTTAACTAATAAAAAAGGGGCAGCCGAAGCTACCCCGTGAGTTGTGTTTGTGGACGCTTATCGTCCTGTTGGCTTGGTGATTGCCTTAGCCTTGGCGGCTGCGTCAATGTCAAACCACGTCCACTTGCCTGTACCTGTGAGAGATACAGACGCGGTGCGTACGTCGTCGGTTGGTGAGTCAGCCTCGTACTTAGTAACGATGACTGCGCCACCGCCGATTGGCGTGAAGTCGGTATTGTCCAAAAACTCCTTGACGCACAGAATAGTGCCGTCGGCAAGTGCCTGGCGGAATAGTTTATCGCTCTCAGCGTCCTTGACGGCCACCGTATCAACGGAAACCTCGAAGGAACGAGTAGATGCGCGGTTAACCTTCCAAGCCCCGCGAGAAGACTTTGTGGAGACGCTCGTAGTATCAGCGGAAAGCGATACCTTGTGAGACTTCTCGCCAGCGATTGCGAGGAGCTTAGAACCGTCCGCGCTGAATACGCCAAGCAAGACCTCTGCGCCGTTTACAGCGTTCACACCACCGGCGGAGACGTCGCAATATGCACCACTATCGAATGCAGTTGAATCTGGCATAGTAATGCCCCTTTCTACTTAATAATCAGACCATAGGAGACGACCACCTCGAACGGCACAACCGCGTGCCATTCTCCTGTTTCGTCTCGCTTGATTGTGTTTAGACCGTTATCCGTTTGACGGATGACCTGGAACGGACAAGCCAAACTAATTGGCTGGCTCATGGCTTCTTCTAGAGCCGTCACCATCTTGAATATCTCCTCGCGCGTCTTGGACGGCTTGGAGATTGCGTGAAGCTCGATGGTGTAGACGTCCAGCCACATTGTTTTAGTTTTGTCCGGACGAACTGAGAGTGCGCCGACGGAATAAAGAGGAGAGGGTTCTTTATTCGCGTCGGTCACACATTTAACGCCCGTGCCTTCTTTGACACGTGCCACAACCGCCGCGACAAAGTCGTCAAGCGGGAGTCGCTTTAGTGCTTGCCTCATAAGCCTTTACTCCTTAGATACTCACCGCACCGCTTCTTCAGAATAGCGCGCGCCGCCTTTATCTCCGTAGCGAAGAAGTGCTGGCCTTCCACGAATGGTGCCTTTAAGCGCTTCCCAAGCTTCGGAACATATTGGCCAACGTTTTGACGGTGGCCATACTCGACATGCGGAGCGTACTCACCTGTGTAGCCGACCTCACCCTCGCCACCTTTGACACTTTGGCGAATGGATCCAATCAACTCGCCCGTGTCTCTCGGTGTGGTTGCGCGTAGGTCTTCAGCTATCTCATTCACGGTGCGCTTCATAACAACTTCAGGCTTGATGTTTGCAAGCTCCTTCAGTGCATCGCCAAGTCCGCCATCGTCAAATTGCAGGCGAACACTAGGCATACGCATCACCCTTTAGCTTCTTCAGTGACAGAACGCGACGGCGTCCGAAGTCACTCACATGGATAACCTCGAAGACGTCACCAGCGTCAATCACGGGAAAGCGAACAAGCGACGCGCGAAGAGCAAGCTCGGCGGGAACTGTCCCGCACACACTCAAA